AGACACTGTTCAGCAGATGATCACGGATGCACAAGCCACCCTTGAATCGTTGGGTGGATTAACCGAAGCAGAAATACAGGCTATGATCACTGATGGTCTGGCTAATGGACTGACCCCAGAACAAATCCAGCAAATGATTGCCGACGCCACAGGAGGAGTCATAGACTCAGCCACCATACAACAAATGATTGCGGATGCAATCGCAGCCTCTCAAACAGGACAAACCGGAGAAGGTTTGTCTATGGAAGACATTCAAGCGCTATTGGATTCAGGGTATATGACAGCGGATCAGATCAATGCTTTGATGGCAGACTCTGGCTACTTAGGACAAGAAGGCGTTGATTCTTCAGTACAAGCGGCATTGGACGCTGCTTTAGGGGAAGGCGGATCAATTAGCTCTGCAATAGCCGCAGCCATGCAAGGAGCTGGTGGCGAAACAGGCGGTGGCGAGACAACACCTACTGAACCAGTGCCAGCACCTAATTACACGATTCCAACCAGTTATACACCTTATACGGATTATTCAAGCCCGTACGGATCGGTGAGTCCTTACGATATTATGGGCACCGAACAGTTTGGAGGGACAACACCTTTTAGTGGAGGAACAACTACAGGAGCAGCCACAGGGAGTGGAATAAGCGGACTAGATTTAGGGGACGCTTCAGAGTACGATTACACTATTCCAGTAACAACTCAATCCGGGCTATATCCTTCCGGAATAGACCCAAAATACTCTGAACCTGTTCCAGAACCTTTTCCTCTACCACCGCACAAGGACCCACTAAGAAAAGAAGGAAAGGATCCACGTCTTTGGATCGGGGACTTGTTTGGTTAGACAGGAGATAAAATTATTGACACCGTAGATTTTGCTTATAAACTATTAAAAATAGTTGAAGAGAAACAAGAACGAGTAAAAATGATGATGCTTAACGGTGAAGTTAAGAACTGGGAGCATTATCGACACTTGACCGGACAAACAGAAGCCTTGGCTTATGTGAAGACCGAGATAAACACGTTACTGGATAAACAAGGAGACTAAACCTGTGAGTGACGCAAATTCCGCCCTTGAACAAAAGTGGGCGCAGGAAGAGGCCAATAAGGCCCCTTTACAAAAAGCCTATGAAAAAGTTGGCAACAAGAAGACGGATGAGGAAAAACTTAATCCGGAAAAGCTGTCTTCTGATCTATTAAGCCAGCTTCCTGAACCAACCGGTTGGCGCATCCTTATTCTTCCCTACCGCGGCCAAGCCCGCACAGAGGGAGGCATATATTTAACAGAGAAAACCGTGGAACGGCAACAAATAGCCACGGTCCTCGGTTATGTGTTAAAAACAGGTGAACTCGCTTATCAAGACGAAAACAAATTTCCAACAGGTCCTTGGTGTGAAGCCGGGGATTGGGTTTTGTTCGGACGATATGCCGGCTCTCGCTTTGAAATAGAAGGCGGAGAAGTCAAAATATTGAACGATGACGAAATCATTGCGAAAGTAACCGACCCAGAAGCAATTCTGCATAATTATTAACATGAGGACTAAATCATGCCAGCACAAGAACTAACTAAAACAGACGAAGAAAAAATGGTGGACTTGGATGTTTCCGGCCCCGCCGTCGACGTCGAACTACCCCAAGAAGGAGCCACAATAACCGAAGTCGAACAAGAAACGGTTAGGGAAGAAGAACAAATACCCCAAGTAAAGGTTAAAGAGGTAGAGCAAAAAGAGCCGGATGAGCTTGAAAGCTATAGTAAAAACGTTAAAGCTCGGATTAACAAATTAACCGGGAAACTAAGAGAGGCGGAACGAAGAGAGAAAGCCGCCACAGAGTATGCACAAAACGTAAAAACAGAGAACACAAAACTAAAAACAAGAAACTCTACACTTGATGGAAACTACATTGTGGAGTTTGCGAACAGGATTACCACAGAAACAGAAGCCGCTAAACAACAATTAAGACAGGCTACTGAAAACGACGAAGTGGATAAGCAGGTAGAGGCCCAACAAAAACTGGCACGATTAGCAGTGGAGGCTCAAAACCTTAAGTCCTTGAACGATAGAAGGAAACTACAGGTTAGTGCAGCAGAACGGGCTGCAAGAACCGCAGCAACAAAAACAGCTCCTCCGGAAGCGGCTCCCGCGCCGCCTGATCCAAAGGCAGAAGCATGGGCAGCAAAAAATAATTGGTTCGGAAAAGATGCTGCTATGACCATGACCAGTTTTGTACTGCATCGAACATTAACCGAAGAAGAAGGGTTTGACGGATCGGAAGATGCGTATTATGATGAGATAGACAAACGAATAAGAGAAGAGTTTCCACATAAGTTTAATGGAGACGCTACTTTACAAGACAACCGTCCCGCCCAAACGGTCGCATCTGCAACGCGCAGCGCGAAAAAAGGGCGCGGTAAGAACACTGTGAGACTCACACCATCACAGGTTGCAATCGCCAAAAAATTAGGTGTGCCACTAGAAGAGTACGCAAAATACGTGAAGGAGTAAAAAATGGATAAAACCACAACAGACGTAAAAGAAACAACTCGAGCTTCACGCGGGACCGATACCCGAGAAAAACAATCTCGACGTAGACCTTGGTCTCCACCATCCGCATTGGATGCACCCCCAGCCCCTGAAGGCTATCGACATAGATGGGTAAGAACAGAGGTCCGCGGACAAGCCGACACAAAAAACATGTCAGCAAGACTCCGTGAAGGATACGAACCTGTGAGAGCAGACGAATATCCGGACTTTGAAGCTCCCACCATTGAAGACGGCAAACACGCAGGATGTATTGGGGTAGGAGGGCTGATATTAGCTCGTATACCTGAAGAAACCGTAAAAGAACGGCAACACCATTTCGATTCAAGAACTGAAGGACAAATGGATGCTGTTGACAACGACTACTTTAGAGACGGCTCGCACCCCTCCATGTCGGTTTCAAAACCAAATCGACAAACTCGTGTAACTTTGGGCGGTAAGAGAGCAGTTGACGACAACTAATCTTTTATCGGTAACAATAATTCATCGTTATTTAGGAGACTAAATAAATGGCTAACGTAGATAAAGCCTTCGGGCTTCGTCCGTACAAAGGTCTTAATGTTGGTTCGGCTGTACAAGAAGCAAACAAATACAACATTTCTCCCTCTGGATACGACACAAACATCTTTCAAGGTGATTTAGTTATATTCGCAGGTGGTTATATCAACAGGGCAGCAGCTAGTTCTGCTAACCTTGTTGGCGTATTTTCACATTGCTACTATGTTGCATCTGACGGCACCCCGACCTTTAAGAATTATTACCCAGCGGATACGACTGCACTCGGAAGTGGCGCCATAGAAGCATATATCTATGACGACCCTAACCAAATGTTTGTAATACAAGCAGATGGTGCCTCAGCAGTAACTTGTGTAGGCAGAAATGCAGACACAGACGGTATTGGCGGTAGTACAACAACGGGCGTAAGCACTCGGGAGCTTGATTCAAGCACAATAAACACCACTCAAGGGCTTCAGCTCAAGATTATGGGTGCGGTTCAAGATGATATTAACGGGGATCTCACAGCGGATAATGCAAATTTGGTTGTAATAATCAATGAGCACGCTTACAGAGGTCCTGTAGCTGGAACATAAGGAGTAAATAATGGCTATAAGTAGAGCGCAACTCGTAAAAGAATTGCTACCTGGCTTGAATGCTCTCTTTGGACTAGAGTACAGTCGCTATGACCAAGAACATGAAGCAATTTATGATACTGAGTCTAGTGACCGAGCTTTTGAAGAAGAGGTTATGCTCACTGGTTTCGATACAGCACCTGTTAAATCAGAAGGAGCCGGAGTTGCATTTGATCAAGCACAAGAAGCCTTTACGTCTAGGTACACCCATGAAACGATTGCATTGGCGTTTTCAATTACTGAAGAAGCTATCGAGGATAATCTTTATGACAAATTGTCAGCAAGATACACTCGTGCGCTTGCTAGAAGTATGAGTAACACCAAGCAAGTAAAAGCAGCCTCTGTCCTGAATAGAGCGTTCAATTCAAGTTATCCAGGCGGCGACACGAAAGAACTTTGCGCAACAGACCATCCAACTGTGGGTGGCGCTAATTTGCGTAATGAGCTTTCAACGTCTGCTGACCTTAATGAGACTTCATTAGAACAAGCACTAATCGACATTGCGGCCTTTACTGATGAGCGGGGACTAAAAGTTGCTCTCCAAGGAATGAGACTAATTCTTCCTAAAGAGCTTCAATTCACCGCTGATCGTTTGATGGAATCACAAGGACGTGTGGGTACTTCTGATAATGATATTAACGCTATACGCAACATGGGCATGGTCCCAGAAGGCTATACCGTAAATCATTATCTTACTGATACAGATGCGTGGTTCATTAAGACTGATTGTCCGAACGGGTTCAAAATGTTTAACCGTTCACCAATCAAGACTTCAATGGAAGCGGATTTTGATACTGGTAATGTACGATACAAGGCTCGCGAAAGATATTCGTTTGGGTGGTCTGACCCCCGAGCAGTCTTTGGCAGCCCCGGAGCATAAGCAATAAGCTAAATTGGAAGTTGTAATACACTTTCTTACTCAGTATTACAGAGAAGGGGGCTTCGGCCCCTTTTTTCTTTCTTTTTGTATTTTTTCCAAGTAATATAGTTCTTGTACCTAGGGTAAACTTGTCCTACAGACTGACCTAGCAGACAAGCCAAGACGGTAGGACTTATTTCCAATGGAGGAAATTATGGCAAAATCAACCTTTTCAGGCCCTATAAGGTCTTTAGCAGGTCTTATAAATGCGGGCTATAGCTCGGTTGTTAGTTTAACAGCTAACACGACTATCACAGTGGCGTCTCATGCCGGTAGGATATTATTGTGTAATGATGCAGACGGAGTGTTTACACTTCCCAGCATCGTTGTTACAGAACCTACAGACAAAGGCGACCCAAATCAATTATGTAACTTAGGTGCTCAGTTCACTTTCGTAGTTGTTACAGCGGCGACGGATATGGACATCACAACCGATGGCACTGACAAATATGTCGGTGGTGCTTATACCGGTATTGATGACAGTGCAGCAGGGAAGACCTTTATTTCCGGTGCTTCTAATGACACTTTTACACAAAACGGCACAACTAAAGGCGGTTTAGCAGGAAGTATTGTGGTGATTACTGCAATAGCAAGCGCTAAATACCATGTTGCAGCACAGCTACTTGGTTCAGGAACTTTAGTAACACCATTTGCTGACGCTTAATAGGGGGTAGATTATGGCTAATACAGTCACAGGACCCACTATTCAATATGATTATGGCAAGAAATTAGTCACATATTGTTCTGTTTATTCAGATGGAAGTGCCAGTAGTACCACTTTAGTCGACGTTTCAGCTTTGAACCAGTCGGCGAATAAAGAAACATGCACGCATGTGGCTTTAAATAAAATATGGTACACCGTGAGCGGCGCCCCGGATGCACCGGCATCACTTGATTGGGACGCAACAACGGACGTTACTTTTTTGACCCTGGCTTATGACAACACGTTTGACTTTAGCTCCATAGGAGGTTTAGTGAATACGGAAGCGTCTGGCTATACTGGCGATGTTTTGTTTGTTGTTCCATCGACCTCTGATGCAGGAAATGAATACACGGTTTGGTGTGAGTTTTTGAAATATTACGAAGCGCCTAACAACTAATGGCCACGTCAGGGACAACTACGTTCGATCTAAACGTCGACGAGTTGATCGAAGAATCGTTTGAACGTTGTGGACTAGAATTAAGGACCGGCTACGATCTGGAAACAGCTAGGCGGTCCCTTAATCTTATGTTTGCTGAATGGGCAAACCGAGGCTTAAATCTCTGGCTTATTGTTGAAAGAACAGAAGCGTTGACCGAAGGCACCACCAGTTACGATCTTGACACAGACCTAGTTAATGTTTTGTCTGCGGTCATTCGTCGTACTTCTGGAAGCACCACTACTGATTATCAGGTAAACAGGATCAGTAGGAGTGATTATCATTACCTTCCGAACAAAAGCACTAAATCAAGATCAACGCAGTTTTATGTGGAAAAAAGCATAACCCCGAAACTGTATTTGTATCCGGCGCCGGAAAACTCTACGGACGTTTTTCGTTATTACGCACTGACGCGTATACAGGACGCAGGCATTTACACCAATACTTTAGAAATAACTTTTGAGTTTCTCCCCGCGATGGCAGCAGGACTGGCTTATTATATAGCTATTAAAAGGGTTCCAGACCGCGTGCAGATGCTCAAACAAATATATGACGAGGAATGGCAACGAGCCGCTTCTGAAAATATTGACACGGTAAGCTCTCGTTTTTTACCTTCTAGGACCATCATCTAATGGCTTTTGCAGCAGGGAAAAAAGCATGGGGTATATGCGATATATCGGGGTTCCGTTACCGTTTAAGGGACATGAAAATGACCTGGGACGGCTTATTGGTTGGGCCTGATCAATGGAGTCCAAAACAACCTCAATTAAACCCACCTCATTTTGCAGCAGACCCAGTGGCTCTGCGCAACCCCCGTCCTGCTAGAACAGAACCCGTTGCAGAGGCTTTGTTGACCAACAACCCTTTTCTTTCAACAGCAGGGAGTGCGGTTATTAAAGTTTTTGAAGACGATCATGGTCGAAGCACCGGGGATAAAGTACGTTTTAGAGGAGCAGAAGTGTTCGATGGGTTTACTGTTGCAACATTGACTGATCCAGATGCTTATTCAATTACAAAAGTAGATGACGACACCTATACTTTTTCTGCTGTTGCTGGAACCGGCACAAGTGGGGCAAGAGGTGCAGGACCCTTTGTTTCAGTAGGTCCGGCACAAGCACTTTTACCCTTAAACCCTTTTAGAGCAGAAAGCTCTGGAGCGAATGCAGTGATTCGTGTAACCGAGTTTAAACATGTTAGAACCACAGGTGATACCGTTCGTTTTCGTAGCACCGAGGCTTTTGATGGAATAACAACAACGGTGCTTGAAAGCTCTGATGGGTATACAATAACGGTTGTGGATAGCAACGAATATAAATTTACTTCAACAGGAACCGCTACTACCGGTGATATTACTGGTGGTGGTTCTACAGTAACCGCAGGACCGACAACATGAGTTTTACCTATAGTGGAATGAAAACAGCGATTCAGAATTATATGGATAATTCTGAGACCACGTTTACCAATACGCTTGATACTTTTATTAAACAAGCGGAAAACCGTATATTCAATACAATTGAACTTAATGTGTTCCGTAAAAATGTCACAGGAACTGCCGCCTCCGGGAACCCCTACCTCTCAGCACCGTCTGATTTTGTTGCGCCATTGAGTTTAGCTGTTTTAAACAGTGATAATGAGTACACTTATTTATTGTTAAAACACCCTAGTTTTATGCGCAACTACACACAGGCTGCTGCAACAACCGGAGTTCCTAAGTTTTATGGGCAGTTTGATGATGATACTTTTATATTGGCGCCAACACCGAACGCTAATCTGACTTTTGAACTGCATTATCTGTACCAACCCGCCTCATTAACAGCGGCTGGGGACAGCGGCACAACCTGGATTTCAGACAATACTCCAGATTTGTTGCTATACGGTTCTTTAGTAGAGGCCAGTATTTTTATGAAGCAGGAGCTTACTGAGACTAATATGTTTGAGCAACGTTTTCAGGAAAACCTAGTTAGAACAACCACATTAATGGAAGGAAGAGCCACAAGAGACGAAAACCGTTTTGATAGACCAAGGGTTTTTGTTAATCCTCAACAACAATAATAAATGCTTGAGAATAAACACATTGCACTGGTTGCTATGGGGCAAAGTCAATTGGATTTTCACATGTCTATTAGCCACAGTCAGGAGTACGATGAAGTTTGGGGCATTAATTCCATGTGTGCAGTTACTAAATGTGATCGTGTGTTTATAATGGACCCTGTTTCTCGATTTTTTGACACCTTTGATGCGGGGCCACAAACAAAAATACTGTGCAGAACACTTCCTAGACTAGAGATTCCTGTCTATTCTTGTGAGCTCGATAATCGGGTTCCAGCGATAGAGTTATTTCCCATAGAGGAAGTTGTTAAAGACTTGGGGTGTGCCTATTTAAACAATACGATTGCTTATGCTATTGCATTTGCTTTATGGAAAAAAGTAGGAAAGCTCAGTCTTTTTGGAGCAGACTTTGCTTATAAATCGAATGTTTATTTTGGTGAGTCGGGGAGAGGATGCTGCGAGTTTTGGTTATCTAAATGTATGGAAGCAGGGATGGATGTGTCTATTGCCGGTCACTCCCCAATGTTAGATACCAATATTCCTTTAAAGGAAAAGCTCTATGGCTATCATAGACTTGATAATCCTCCTGTAGTATATTTAAACAAAGGTGAATTAGTTGTTGGAAAATTTTCCGATATTGTTAAGGAAGAGAAGCCTTCAGGAATTTCAGGAAGACAAGACATTGGTCCACCAGAACCAGAGAAATATTGATGGAAACTGATTCATTTACAATCTCCATAGGAAACCTTGGAGTAAAGACAACACATGGTAGAGGCCATACAGTAGAAGAAATCGCTGAAATGGCTACTAATAAACTGGTTTCGGTGAGCGACACAGCGCCGGATCCAATTAGAGCACAAGCCCATGCCTTCAAAAAAACGTGTCATACGGTAATTACTTATTATATGCAAGAGGCGATAAAAAACCACATGTGTACAATAGGTAATAAATTAGAACAGCAAGGCCATAAGGACCTTGCGGAAATTATTAGGAGGCTATAATGGCTATAACACAGGCAATGTGTACTTCTTTTAAGAAAGAACTCTTAGAAGCGAAGCACGATTTTTTACTTTCTGGAGGCGACACCTTCAAGTTAGCCCTGTATACCAGTTCAGCTACTATGAGTGCTGCTACCACAGCTTATTCCACT